GCACATGTACAAGCAAATTCAAATAATAAATCATTGTATCTGAATGTGGCCTCTTTAATCAATCCCTCTAATTTTTTGGCAGGTTCGGACATGTTACCTGTACCTTGCGAAACAGATACCATCGGAAAATCATTACTCTCAACTAAATCTTCAGATATCTCTTTCATGTGCCAAGGATCATAACCTAACATTTCAACGTCAAAGTACTTAAATGCCCATTTTATAATATCTTTAACTTGTTCATCACGTATTGTACTTGTATCTACCAATATTAACACACCAGCAGCTACCGCCTTGCGATATATTTGTTTTAAGTGGTCTGTCGATTGTTCCATAGTTTTCCGAGGCAGCAGATGTACATAGAAACAATCAGCACCACCATTATCAGTGGGGAACAATAAACATAAAGATGTTAAATCATGTACACGCGATCTATCGATGCCGCCAAAACATTTTTGACCACCATAATCGCCCACCACTTTATCGAACTTACATTCAGATACTTCATCCATGTCAAGCCATTTATCATAACCGGATACAAACAGGTTTAAATGTTTGGTTAGGAAGTTTATTTTTTCCTCACTTGATAATTGTGCTTCAATACACCTTTCACGCATGTAGTCCAACCGAGGCTGATATCCTATAGCTGGGTTAGCTTTTATCCATACCTCCTCGTCATCCCATCTGTCGCCCTTATCTACTTCGTATATTGCATAGAAGTAAGCATCTTGTTCAACCACACCAGATAGTACCATTTTACCTGCTTTGTTTAGGTCCGTACATATCCCATCAAGTACTGTTCCAGCGGTAGTGATGGTGAACATGAGTCCTTCTGGTTGTGCACCAAAAGCTGACACCATTACCCCATATAGATTTCGGTCCTTGATTGCATGGCATTCATCGAGATTTGCAACCAAAGGATTTTTACCATCCAGTGTCTGACTGTCTGAAGCCAGTGGCATAAAGTGACCTTCTTTGCTGGGCATCAGTATGTCATGCGTTCGTGCCTGAAATATTGTTTTCAATCGAGGGGATAACTTGATCATTGTATGTGCTGCAGACCATAATTCCTTGGCTTGGTCTTTTTTAGTGGCTACCGAATATGCTCTTGGTTTGAAATAACCAGACTTGTACATGTAGTATAACGTAAGTCCACCAGCTAATGTGGATTTACCATTTTTCCTACCAACTTGAATGTACGCATATTTGTATTTACGTAATCCTGTAGATGTAACTTTCCACGCCACAAGACAACATACAATAAATATCTGCCAAGACAATAGTGCTGTAGGTTTTCCCACTTCCTTACCATCGGTTATTGGTATGAATTTAAACCATAGGACAACTGATTTAGCAGCTTCTACATCAAAATGTACGTCCGTTCTATTTAGATCATTTAGATGGCGTTCGCATGCTTTACGTATCCATTGGCCAGCTTTAATGTGACCATTGACTACATCATGAGCATACTTATGGCACCACCTGTAGTCCTGATCGCCTTGCTCCAAATGGGGAAAGGCGTACTTACTGTTAGCTATCATTGCCATTTAGTTATTAAACACCTTGTTCTTCATACACCCATATGGATTTTATACTATCAATATTAATATAAACGGTTGGGTGACATTCTTTGGCAGATATATATTGGTGCTGTATATCGGAAGGTGTCAGCAGGAGTAGAAGGGCAGGTTCATCTGTATTCAATTCGTTACGTAAGTTAAAACCTCTAGCTGAACTAACACTTAAATACAAATATTTAACACCATTAATTGTTTCAATGATGTATTTATTATGGTTACGAAAATGTACATGACAAATCATGCCTAGATTTACTATTTTCATTATTTTAATCCTTCTATGCTAGCTTTTAGTTCTTCATAATTTTCAAGCGTTTGTTTCGATACATTGTCGCCCAATTTTTTTATGTTCTCACCCATTTTATCAAGCATATCAGTCAAAGAAGCCTTGGTATCAACTGGGTTTTCTTGAATTAATTCACCGTTTCTGTCTAGACATTCAGAGTCTATACCGCTTGATACAAAGTCTCTTGTTAACTTAGCCCATTTAACAATTTCAATATTGTCAACATTGGTAATATTTGAGCAAACAGTATTAAAATTAGTCCATCTACATTCATGTTTGTCATATGATGTAACAAAAGCTGAATGTAATTCATACATTAGTTCACCATCTCTTAATTTCTGCACTTTAGCTACAGCTAAAACTTGACCATCTGGTATTTCATCAACATCTAATAAATTAGTGAAATTCCATTTTAGGCTTACGATATTTAAAGATACATCAGGTAAATGACTTGAATCATTTCTTGAATGTATTTTGGTTGATTTAAGTATCATTAACCATTTCTCTAAATCTGACTTTGAGTATCGAACCGTACCACCATTTTTAATATAAGACGGTGCATCTACTCCAAGCAATTTACCTGTACTTCTTGAATTAGCAAGTGTTCCTACAGCTACGTTTAAAAATACAGATGCTTGCAAGTTGGTCATTAAATTATTCATTATAAATATCTCTTTTGTGGTTGATGAGTGTTAATTATAGATAACTAATGATAACTGTCAATGATTAATCCTAACTATACTTCATCAAATCCGTCATCTGAGTTATTACTAACAGACAATACATTACCTCTGCTGGTTGGTGTCATTTTATTAATTATTATAGTCTTTCTCTGCTATCTCACAGAATATTCCACACTCTATTTTTGGTTCGTCGGCCATTCTCCCCCGTTTAGGATCTAGCGTGTCCAAATATAATGGTTGACCACTGCATGATTTTTTACTTTTAGGTTCTTTGAGGACTGTATACCCTTTTTTCCGCTCGAATTTAGCCATTTTGTTGAATGCTTCTGGATGAGTCACGCGAATAGAATTCCAATATCCCATACCCCCCTTAACACAACCAACGCAGTTATTATGTTCATAACCCAACTTGTACATTTCAGGAAGTTCAATTCCTGCGTTTTTCACCATTCCTAAACAATCTGCTTTTGTTATTTCTCCATCAATCAACGGCCAATGTGTTAAAATTTCATTGTTAGCATCTATAAATCGATTACTCCTTTCTTCTTCCTCAACAGTGTAACCAAACATGTGTATATCCCCTTCCTGTTGGAATTTGGCTCTCACTTGTTTTTTCAATGCCCGAGTGCAAGGACTACCAGCAGGTGTCCTCATGTAATTTTTATCAAACACATTATAAATTGAACCATCATATCCTTCATGCATTAATATTGTGATAGGGTGCCCAAACCATTCTTGGCACTCAAGCAAAAATCTCTCATTGTCAGGGTGTTCTTCTTTAATCTTACAATATGCAATTATTACTTCATCCACACCACGTAATAATTCTTTATCATTTATTGCCATTTTTGTTCCTGCGGCACTTGCGGCCCCACAGCTAAACCAACAAATTAATCTAGTATGCATCATGTTTCCCATATTATACATCATCAAATCCGTCATCTGAGTTATTACTAACAGACAATACATTACCTCTGCTGGTTGGTGTCATTTTAAATTCTTTTAAGTAGAACCGTACAGCAGCTTGGGCATCTTTCAATACATCTAGTGCAGGATTACGTTTAAGAACCATCTTACGGTCGCCTTGGTACTCCATGTTCATACCTTTGTTGGCTATTGAGTAATTGCAATCATCAACCAACGCCATGTTAAAAGCCAGCATTCCAAGACCATATGTATCAACTGATGTTACCACGGTACCATTGTCTTTTATTTGGTCATACATTGACTGATAATAAAATACCTGTAATTCTGTTATAATAAAATTCGGGTAAGCATCACGTATACCAAATTTTGTTCGGTCAACTATAGTTCTAACATACTTTTCTTCAACTTCATCGTGTTCTTCATCATATCGTTCGGTTACTTTAGGTAACCTTGGTAATGCGGGTAATTCCATTATCATTTTCTACCATTCATGTGTGTTTTTACCATTTTAACCTCATAAAACGATTTTACAATACGCCATTTTGTCATATTGTGTGTATACCTAAACAGCCAATTCACGTACAAAA